ATGATGCTGGCGCATAAGCCAACCAGGGCAAAGAAGTCTAGGATGTATTTCATGCTTCATCCTTCACAAACACGCCATTAGCAAGCAATGTTCCTTTGCGGTCTTTGATTTCCTCATAAGCCAATTCCATGCAATCAACTAGGTTGATGTCCTGTAAGGCGCAGTACACGATGAGGCATACCATCACATCACCAACCCCGTCAGCAATGCCATCCTGGTCATTCTTGATGGTTGCATCTGCCAACTCACCAATTTCACTCATTGCTTTGAGTAATTGAGTTTGTGGGTGGCTGTTAGGAATGATTTTCCTATCCTCTGCCCAACGCACAATGTTCATCTCTAAATCTGCATAAGTAGCCATAAATTACTCCTAAAAGGTGGGGGTACTCACTTAGCTTGGTGGCAACTGCGAATTGATGCCAAGCATTTGTTTTCCCCCCGAAAAGGTGAGGTACTCGCTGCACTGGGTTGACCCTTGAAATCAGGCGGCAACTTGACCGCAACGCCAGCATCCGCTTTCCCTCGTTAATCAAAATGGGATGTCGTCGTCCATGTCCTTGGGAAAACCATCGTCCTTGGGAAAGCCATCTTTGGCCTTCGGAGTGTTGAGATAAGCCCAGCCATTCCAGCCGCCTTCAATCACAGGAATGGAGTCCAGCTTCAACTGCTTGCCATTCTTTGTCTCGATGATGGAGCCAATCTTTTGGTAGTTGTTTTTCTCAACACCATCTTTGGTGTACTTGCCGTTCACCACTGTCACATCGTATAACTTAGCCATTTTTATCCTTTAGAAAGTTCAGATTGCTTTTTGATTGCGCTACGGGTCTTGCTGTCAAGCATTCCCCAAAGTGCTATTTTTTCCTCAGCATCAACAATGCCTTGGTACTCACCAAGAGCGCCGACTGCATCATCTGCTGCCATGCGCTCATTGATTGCTTGCGCCACTACAGCGAGCTTGTTTGTTTGCCCTGGTGACACCAATTCAGTCTTAGCTGCTGCAATGCGAGGGCCGCGAGATGCTGCGTTGCCATCATCGTCCTCTGGAGCTATCCCACAGGCCGCCATGAGGCTATAGCGCCGTGCATAGGTCAGTGCGCTGCCATACCCCTGCGGGTCTTGCTTTCCCGCTGGAACGTGCAATTTGCCGCACTCCAATGTCTCGCCAGACTCATGGATAAAAACAGTCTCCACGGTCACGCCTGTGCTGTCCTCGCTGGTGCGTTGCACCAATGCAATCCCTGCGTTGTTGAGGCTGTCAATGACTGCTTCGATGCAGCCTGACAAGTCCACATACTTGCTCCGAAAGTGTGGGTTAGTAGATGTCTTGAGTGCAGGGCCAAAAGCCTTCTGCGCTTTGACCAGTGCTGTTGCTATTTCTTTCATTTTGTGTCCTTGTAAAGTTTGTCTAATTGCGCCGATAAAAGCTCTAACTCTCTAAATTTAGAGTCTGCCAAATCAGCCAATCGCTCATAGTGTTGATACGCAGCGTCCGCTGTCTTTTTCATAAAATCCAACTCAATCAATCTTGCGGAAAAAGCAGACTTCAAATCATCTTCCATTTTTTTGCTCCCACAAGATTTCCTGCTGGAGTCTCTTCAATTCATCACTGTTGTACTGAGCTTCATGACACAGGCCACGGATATGGGCCTGCAACACGCCGACTTGGTAGGCCAGTCTGTCTGCTGGGTCTTTTGCGCCGTAACGCTGTGCAGCTTCTTCTGAGTCCGCAATGATGCGGTCAGCTTCTTTATTCGCAGTGGTCATCTTCGAGCCTTTCGGAAATTTTGTTGGTGATGTGTTCACGGGTAGAGTCGCTCAGGTAGTCAATCCACTCAAGTCCTGCGTGGCAAACAGAAAAGACCACCAATGTGTTCATCTCTGTATCCCATTCGTATTCCACGCTGAGAAATGTAGGTTGCCCATTGCCCAAGCTGTCCCATTTGATTTCGCGGATGTTGGTGTGTACGGTCATTTGTTGCCCCATCTTTTTGAAAGTTCTTCGTTTATTCTGTTGCGCTCAAGAATAAATTGAAGGTAAGTTCTCTCGCTATCGGCCTTTTCCCGTTCTTGTACGGCTTTTATGCAATCCTCTTGGGCTTTTCTTAGGTTAGCGTGAGCTTCAAACGACTTCTCATTGGCTGCTTTTGCGATGGCAACAAGTTGCGGCAGGTACTCTTCAAGCGTTGCATCTCCAATGTTTGGGAAGAAACTGCGGTCATACTTTTCCTGAAGTGTCATTTCCCAACTCCCTCGTACTCTTCTAGTTCGTGGCTCAGGATATCTTCCTGGTCATCGGGATACAGGTCGCCAAACGGTACAAAGTGGTTCTCTTGGCAACAGTGCCATTTGTCGCCTTGCACTTCTAAGCAATAGCAGCAAAACGTAGTGCTTGATAGCTCTTGCCTGACTAATTCTCTGAATGAAACGTGTGTCATAAAAAACCTTTCTGGTCAATAAAGCCGCTTGCGGAGTGCTTGCGGTGACTGCATCTTATCGCAGCTTTTATGCTTTTTTTCTAGGGGTTTTCCCTATACTTTTTATTGCAAAATCGTGCTAGGCTCAGAGGATGACTATGGATGAACTTGAACTTCAGAGCGCAGAAATCCTGCTATGCCAAGCTATCGAACTGGCTGCTGAGTACAACGTAGAGGATGACCTGGACGCAGCCACAATTGCCCTGCTAACACGGGCGCTTGAAGTAGCCAAGGAAAAGGTATAGAATTTGGGCACGGCTAGCCTTAGCGGGCGAAAAGACGACTTATCACCGTCCTGCCGGAGCTTCTTTTAGTGATATTAACCGTGATAAAGGTTACACCCATGCTTTTACAGCCAAAAAATTGGGCAGTCTTTCAGCATTACAAAGACCGCTGCCCACCGTGGATAAAACTCCATCGGGACTTGCTTAACAACAGAGAATTCATTTGCTTGCCAATTGCTAGCAAGGCACTAGCGCCTATGCTTTGGCTGCTTGCAAGTGAGGCAAAAGATGGCGTTTTTGACGCTTCTGTTGAAGAGTTAACTTTTAGGTTAAGGATTACAGAAAAAGAATACAGAGATGGCATTAAGCCGTTGATTGATAAGGGTTTTTTCCTAATCTCTAGCGGAGTGCTAGCAGACCGCTATCAACACGCTATCCCAGAGACAGAGACAGAGGGAGAGACAAAGAAAGAGAAAGAGAGAGAGACAAAGAAGATAGTCGCCCCGCCATTCGGCGTGACGGAATCTGTTTGGCAAGATTGGTTGAAATTGAGGAAAGAAAAGAAAGCAGCAGTCACGCAGACAGCATTGGATGGCATTGAGCGTGAAGCCAAGAAAGCAGGGGTCAGTCTGCAAACAGCATTGGAAACCTGTTGTGAACGGGGTTGGACAGGGTTTAAGGCTGAGTGGATGGAAGTTAAGACCACGCACCAGGACAAGACATTGGCAGCAGCTAGGGCAATTTTTGGCGATGAAAGGAACTTCAATGTCGCGCAAATTAGCTGATGGCTGGATACAACGCATATTTGCCACTATGCAGGGCAACTACGGGTCAAGATTCATGAACCAGTGGAAAACAGGGCAAGCTCTGCCTGATGGGTCAGACGCTGGCGTAATCAATGCCATGAATCATTGGAGCGAAAAGATGGCAGGAACCAGTGCAGAGACTATCAAACGGGCATTGGAGCAGTTACCAGAGGAGCCGCCTACTTTGCCGCAGTTTCTTGCCCTGCTGCGCCGCAGCTATGTCGAACCGCCTGTTTTGCGTATCGGTAACGAACTGACAGCAGAGCAGATGGCAAAGAACAAACAGCGTATTGCTGAACTGATTGCAAAGGTGAAAAACAATGTTTGACGCTGAAGCAATCCGCAACAGAGTCTTTGCCGACATGGTGCGACTGTGCCGAATGCCAGAGTGGAAAGAGTGGGCATGGCAGGAAGTAAAAAAACTAGATGAAGAAGATTTATTCAGGGGCATCAAATTCCATGTTTTGAAGGAGATGAAAAAATGATAGTTACTTTTAACAAGCTACCTAAAGAATGGATTGGGTTTAGTGGAAATTATTACAGGGCAACGGCTGTTGATGTAACTGGTAAATGGGAATTTACTCAAATGGTGGCATCTTTTCAGGAATTGCCTAAGTTTATAAAAGAAGCAGAGAAATGCCATAAAGAACAATG